AGAGGGTAATTTAAGAGGGTTTTCAGTTGAAGGTTTATTCCAATACGATGAGCCAACTACACCTGAAGAACAAGCGCTCAAAAAAATATCTGCACTCTTAAATGAACTAATTGACTAAATCTGACATATTATAATATACAAACTTATGCAAGCAAAAGAAATCATAGAAAAATTGAAGTTGACTTTTAACGAATTAGTTGGTCAACCTGCTCCAGTTGCTTTGATGGATGCAACTTTGGAAGATGGAACGCCTGTAAAGATAACTGAATTGACAGTAGGTGGTATCGTTACAATCAACGATGTACCTGCTCCAGTTGGCGAACACAAATTAAGCGACGGAACTAAAATTTATGTAGGCGAAAATGGTGCAATTACTGAAATTGAAGCACCTGAACAAGCTCCGGTAGCACCTGCTGCTGAAGATATGGGAGCTAAATTCTCTGCTTTTGAATCAGTAACAAACGAAAAGTTTTCAAGTTACGAAGCTAAATTCGCTTCTTACGAAACACGTTTTGCTGATTATGAGGCTAAATTATCTAAAGCAACAACTATCATAGAGGGGTTGATTAATCTTACTAAAGAGTTAAGCGAAGCACCTACTGGAATGGTAGACCCTGCTGCTCAAGTGGTTAGCAACTTCAAAGAAGAAAAGAAAAAATCATACGACATTTTATTCAATTAATATCTCTTAAATTTTAAAAATAAACAATCATGGCATTAGCATTTTCAGGTTTATCTAACTATACTAAACAATTAGTAAAACCTCTTTTGACATCTGCAGTTTTTGATGCAAAAACTCAGCAATTAATTAAGGATGGCGGTATCGTTATTCCTAACGCTAAATCTGCAGTAGCAATTCCTTTAATGGATACCGATGCAGTATTTGGTACTCAGTCATGTTCTTTTGACCCTTCAGGAACCACAACTTTCAGCCAACGTACGGTTACTGTAGGAAAAATTAAAGTTGAAGAACGCATATGTCCTAAGGACCTCGAATCGTACTTCCTCCAAGAGGCGATGAAGGCTGGTTCCACCACAGAGGACTTTGCTAACGCAGAGTTCCAAGCTGCTTACCTTGATAAGAAAAACAAAAGAATCGCTGCTCAATTAGAAACTGCGCTGTGGAATGGCGATACCGGCTCTGCGACAGCTAATCTAAATAAATTTGATGGCCTCATGAAGCTCATAGATGCAGGTTCTCCAGTGCTTGCAAACGTTTCTGGTTTTGTTAGTGGTGGTGTTATCACTACTGTAAATGCAGGAAATGTAATTGCTGCAACAGAAGGTGTTTACAAAGCTATTCCTACTTCAATTATAGATAAAGGAGATGTTAAAATCTTCGTAGGTAACGACTGGTATCGCTTGCTGATTTTGGCTTACAGAGCAGAGAATTTGTTTGCTTACAATCCACAAGATAGCCAAGCTAAATCTTTTATCCTGCCGGGTACTAACATTGAAGTAGTTGCTGTAAATGGTTTGAATGGAACTGGTGATGCTTACGCTATTTCTCTTTCAAACATTGCTTTGGCAGTTGATTTGGTAGATGAAGAAAACTCATACAAAATGTGGTACAGCGAAGATAATAACGATGTACGTTATAGAGTAGAATTCAAAATGGGTGTGAACGTAGCATTCCCAACTGAGTGTGTTGCTTTCAAAGCTCTTATCTAATTAATCGGGGCGGTAGTTTAATTACTGCCGCTCCTTCACTATTTAAAAAATAATTTTATGCCTTGTGCTTTATCAAGCGGTTACGCAATAGATTGTAGGGAGTCAGTAGGTGGCGTGGAGGTTGTTTACGTTATTGAAAACTCTGCTCTTTACGATGCTTCAGGCGTTTCTCGTGTAACTGAAACTTCAGGTACTGTGACTGCTCTTACAAAAAATTCAGGTAAAAGATTTTACAAAATAGAAGTACCACGTCAAACTGCGGTTGCTTCTACTAACTTAACTGGTAGTCAAGAAAACGGAACTATATTCTTTACTCACCAAGTTATGTTCCCAATCAATAGCAGAACTGCTACTGTAAGAAACCTTATCAGCACTTTAGCTAAAAATCGTTTGACTGTAGTAACTAAAGAAATGGATGGAACTTTCCGACTTTATGGTAAAGAGTTTGGTTTGTTTGTAGATACTGCTGAATCAGGAAGCGGAACTGCTGCAGGTGATAGAAATGGAGCTATGCTGACTTTAACATCAGTTGAGCGTGAAGATTTCTTAGTAGTACCGGCTAACATAGCTGCTACTTTGGAAACTGCAGGTTAATACTTTTTCATTGATTAAATTTATAGCCCTGCCCTATTGGGTGGGGTTTTTTTAATATGATAACACTAACAAAAGGACAAACACAAACAGTAAGGTTTACCGGCACAGAAAATGCGTTGCTGACTAATCCTTATTTTTTATTTGTGTTTACCCACAGAGTTACAAATGAAATAGTTAAATTTGTTGCAACGAATATCAGCACAACACAAAGGATTGATTCATTTAGTTTAGTGGTTAATACATATTTTGTAAATGGTGATAATGGATTTTGGAAATATGAGGTTTATGAGCAATCATCTTCAAGTAGTACAGATACGACAGGCAAAAATAAAGTTGAAGAAGGTTACATGGTTTTATATCCAGCAACAGAGTTTACACCAACTAAATACACCGAACAAACTAACACATTTATAACTTATGGAAAATAATTATAAGCACATAGTTTTACAATTTGATACTGCTCAAAAACCTAAATTTGAGGAAAAGAAAGGTAAGGGATATGTGGAGTTTGGAGCGGAGAATGATTATCCTGAATATTTACTTTCACTTTATAATGAGTCACCTAAACATGGGGCCATAGTCAAAGGAAAAAGCACATGGATATACGGGAAAGGATTTGAGGAAGCAGGACAAGCTAATGGTAGTGAAACATGGAATGAGATTTTAAGAAAGTGTATTGTTGATGATGAACTTTATAGAGGATACTATTTGCAAGTCATTTGGAACCGTTTAAAACAAGTTTCAGAGATTTACCATTTAGAGTTCCACAAAGTAAGAGTATCAAAGGATTTGTCTAAATTCTACGTCAAAAACGATTGGAAAGATTTTAGAGAAAAGCCGAGATGTTATGATGCGTTTAATGTTAACAACCCGGTAGGCAGTCAAATTTTTTACTACAAAGATTATAACCCAAGTTCTGAAGTTTATCCTTACCCATCATACTTTCAGGCACTAAACATGATTGAGAGCGATATTGAGGTGTCACGACATATTTTAGGAAATGCAAAGCAAGGTTTTTCGGGTTCAAAACTTATACAACTTAATAATGGAGACCCTCTTCAAGAGGAGCATAAAGGTGAGGTTGAGCGTCAACTTTTAAAGAAGTTTACAGGTCACGATGGCAAGCGTGTTGTAATTACTTTTAACAAATCAAAAGAACATAGCGCAGAGATTTTGGATTTAGGGCAGTCAATGCTGACTAAAGAAGATTTCACAAATGTTAATAATTTAATTCAGCAAGAGATATTCGCTGGACATCAGATTACCTCTCCTATTTTATTTGGAATTAAAGAGAGCGGTCAGCTCGGTGGACGCAATGAGATTAGAGAAAGTTATGAGATTTTTAACAACACATATATTAATAATAGGCAGTTAATTTTAGAAACTATTTTTACTAAATTTAGAAACTTAAAAGGTGAGCAAGGTGAGTTTACTATACAACCAGTTGACCCATTGAAGTTTGAATTTGGCGAATCTATTATGTCGCAGAATTTAAGCAAAGATGAGATACGTGAAATTTTAGGACGTGAGCCATTAGAGAATGCTATCAAAACACAAGCGCAAATTATTTCAGACAATATCAATTCATTAAGTCCATTGGTTGCTAATAAAGTGTTGGAATCAATGACTCCTGACGAGATAAGAAGTTTAGCAGGGTTATCAGTTGCACCTAAACAATTAGATGTAAATGGTCAGCCGATAGCTGAAGCACCTGCACAGATGAACGAAGCAATTAGGAATCTATCCGGCAGACAATATCAAAACGTAATGAGAATAGTTAGGCAGTTCGGGAACGGCAAACTAACTAAAGAGCAAGCGTCTTTGATGCTTAAAAACGGATTTAATTTTACAGATGATGATGTGAATACGTTCTTAGGTATAGATAATTCTCCACTAACAGACGATGAAATACAAAAATTTTCCACTAACGAAGATGACAGATTGATTGAGGAGTTCGGCAAGGTGGGTGAAAGTAGAGATTTATTTGAGATTTTAGAAAGCAAATCAGCTAAAGAGTTTGATTACTTTGCTGAACAAAAACAACTTAATCAATTAGAAGCTAATATTTTAGATTTAATCAATAAGGATAAAAGAATTACTCCTGAAGTGTTGGCATCAACTTTAAGAACAGATGTTAAGGTTATCAATGAAACTTTGAAAGGTTTGATTGAGAATAAAATACTTAAAGCTATTTACACAAAGGTAGGTGCTGACCAAATTACGGAGCGTGAGGTTATGACTCCACCATCAGAGTTGGAAGGTAAGAAACCAAAGACGCAGGAAATTTTAATTAGATATTCATACGAAGGTCCTGAAGATTCACGTAATAGACCATTTTGCGCTAAGCTTATGGAGCTTAAAAGAATGTATTCACGTCCTGAGATTGAGTTAATTAGTGAGCGTGTAGGGTATTCAGTATGGGATAGGAGAGGAGGATGGTTGACTTTAAAAGATGGAACGCATAGAGAATATTGCAGACACAGATGGCAAGCTAACAAAGTAACACGTAAATAATGAGTAAGAATATACTTTTCATAACTGAGAATCTTTTTAAAGAAAGAACAGGAGCATCCAACGCTATTGATGGCAAACAGTTGCGACCTATGATTAAGGTCGCTGCTGACATCTACATTCAGCCATCTTTAGGCAGTACGCTTTACAATAGGTTATTAGCCGGCATACAAGCTGACAATCTTAACAACGCAGAGAAAGGTTTGATTGATGATTATATCACCGATACATTGGTGTGGTACACCATGAGCATGCTTCCTATGGTAATGGGTTACCAACTTTTCTCAAAGG